TTGGTGACAGGGTATTGGATAATAAATGGATTAGGGGAGTTGTTGTGTCATGGCACAAACGGTTGTTCAATTAAAAGACAAGGTTCTTATAGAGGAAGCAAGGATAGTAGCGAGGGAGTATTACACAGCCCTGATACTTGAAGGTTGGGGCTTGTACCGAATACTTAAAGAGCATGGTTACGAGCCGCACAGAGCAAAGTATATTATACCCCTAAATGGAGAAGAGAAAGGTTGGTATACAAGTGAGCCACACGTTCTAGAGTGTCTGGCTCACTATATATCAAACGGTGGAGAACCTTTGTACTAACGCTTCTTCTTTGATTTCATAATCTTTTTTTGAAGAGCCATTGGCAAAGTCTTTTGTTTAGCGGTCAGGCCGTTCTTCTTGGCTCCTGCTTTTTTCTTCTTGCCGTACATCACTTCTTTCCTTTCTTAGCTTTGTTACGTTTGGAGATAGCTGCTGCCTTCTTCTTTGCATCAGCTTTGCTACTGGCACCCCATGCCCGGAGTGATAATAACAACCGTGTCGGCTTGCCATTTTTATACTCTGGCCCCCTCATGTTACCCATACGAGCTAGGAAACTAGCCCTTCTAGGGTTGTCACCCTTCTTGACAGGTGCTTTTAAATTCATGCCCTGCCGCCTAGCAGACGCACGACCCCTAGCGTTCAAGCCACCCTTGGGGTTCTTCCCAGCTTTGCGTTGCCATGCTGGTGTCTTAGCCATCTGCCAATGCTCTCATACGATCTACCAAACGTCTAGCCCTATTGGGAACCTGAGTGTACCACCGCGAGTCTATCATTTCATCCGCTGCTTTGTTCCAATCCCTTGCGTCAACGCCAGTCTTCATACCCTTGAACTTGGATAGCCGAGGCCGACCCATGTTAAACATCATGTTAGCTATGATGTGCTGGCATTCTTCTGGCAAATCATCAAAGTCAGGGTACAATACTTTGCACTCATCAATTGTCACAGACATATCCAGCGCAAACAATCTTTTGACACGCTCTTGCTCAACTATTGTCCCAACAGGTTTGCCATGTTCTTCATCACTTTCAGTGATTAGATGACCAATCCCGCAAGTGGGCAAGCCAAGGTGATCTAGGTATATCTCGTACTTGCAGCCTTCGTCTTCGGCTATCTCTTCTCTGAGTCTATCTTTGTTCATTTCTTTTTCTTCGCTGCTGGTTTTTTCTTTTTCTTGCCACCTCGTAGCAAGTCTGAGTCAGCCTTCCTTGCACCACCCTTGCCAGATACAAAAGACTTTACCCTACCCATAGCCCACTGATGCGCGGATACCTTTGGCCTAGACCCTGATGAATAGTATGCACCCAGCCCACGTTTGTAGACTTTATCAAGAGTTGCTTTGGAATACCGTGACGCACCTGAGATGCTTGCAAACCTAGACATTATCCACGACTCCTCTGCTTGCTAATACGATCCATCATAGCTGGTGTGAGCTTGCCTTGTCTATAGAGTTTGGCAGTGCGCTTAATCTCTGCCTCTCGTTTCTTAGGGTTTTTTGCCCCACGCACATACTTTTTTGGTACACCGCCTTTTGTTTTAGGAACCTTTGCAAACTTACGTTTCCCACCCTTTATTTTTCTGTACAAACTCATTTGGTCAAACCCCTCTGCTTTTCGTATGTCCTGAGTCCACCAATCCCAAGCATACCGCCAAGGACTGTAAGCAACGTACCCATATCAAACTCAGGCAACTCTGGTAATTCATACCCAGCGAATGATGCCCCAAATATAATTAAATCTTTAACTATAAAATGGTATGCAAAAGCAAATGCACACACCCATCCCACAGCAGGCCGCCATCCCCCTTTGAAAATAGAACCGCTAGCCGCCTCTGCCTTATTTATTTCTAATTGAGCAAGCAACGCTTCCTGTGCGTGTTTCTCGGACATAGTAGCTATTTCGTGAGCCAACTTTGCCTTTTGGTCTTTATCCTCAATGAACTTGTCAAGTAGTCCTGTGACCGGGCCAATCAACGCCTGTATCATTCTACTATCCTCACTATATAGTTTGTGCCATCTGAGTTTTTGGATATTTCAACAGTCTTATTTTCACAAGCATACCGCACAGCGGTTGATTTTTTATAAAGGTTTCTTTCAATAGTTCGTTTAGCTTTTAAACATTTCGATATTTGTTCAAATGCAGTATGCTCCGCAACATCACCACCCATATATAATATCAAAGTAATTGTTTTAATCACTTCCATTTCGCATCTTCTCTATCTGTTCTTCTATATTTGTCAGTCGTTTTTCGTAAAAGTCTAGGGTTAATTTTTGTTGTTGATCATGTGGTGCGCGGCCTTCATCTATTTGTTCTTGCAATTTAGCAAGCTGTTCTGACAAATGTTCAATAAGCATGAATTGCTCAGAATCAGCCGGAAGCGATCCCATCTCCCCACGAGGCCACTTAATGCGAAACTCAGTGTTCTGACCTAAGTCTGCTTCCATTAATATAAGTTTATTTTCAATGGTGTTTAGTCGTTCAATCACTCCAAAATATGCCCAAGTTCCAACAGCAGCACCAACAACCATTGCAATCAAATTGCGGATTGGCATGGCTAATTCTGTGTTTTCACTTATCTTTGTAGCCATCACTCAAGACCTACGACTTGTGACAGACCAAATACCTCCAACATCATAAAGGTGAAAAACATTAGCAAAATTCCACCGAATATTAACTTCCCAGAAAAATTGGTGGAACCTAATCTGATAGCTATAAATTCATTGCCCAATATTCGTAGAACAAGCTCAAAGCTATTTTCGCCTACGCTTATTGATACAGGCTTTTTCTTTTCATCAGTCATACCTAATCCTTCTTGTGTTCGTGTCCCATCCAAATCCCGAACACGCCTGTCATCACGCCCATTACAACGCTAACGAAAGCTGACTGTGATGCTGTCGGATCATCAAGAGACATAAACCATTCCGCACAACGCCATGACATAACTGTGCTAGCCAACATCATAAAACGTGGTAGGACTTTCCATCTTAAAAACTGTTCTACTGTAATCATACCGTTCACCCTCGACACTACGAGCTATTGTCATAAACATCACAGCGAAAAGAAAAATAGCTACCAAGAGTACACAGAAGATAATTGCACACGTTTTAATTGTCTCTGCCACTTCTTGTTGCCTACGAGCCGCTTCAATTTGCGCTTTCTTAATCGCTTCTTTTTGTTCCCGGAGTTTCTGATTATGATGATTTAAGATCTCCTGCCATGTGCTAGGTTGATCGGCTGGCTTGGGCCAACGCATATTAATCATCGTAGCAATTTCTTGCATTTGCTCATTAAGTTTTTTGGATTCAAGAACTGCATCAATCGAACTACGAATGTTGATGTCACCAACACTAGCTTGTTTATTACGTTCTTCATTGAGCTTCTTTTGCGCCGAGAATAACGTACTGATTTGGTCTGAAATATCTGCAACAGATTGAACATCATTGATACGAGCCTTTATAAACCCTATAGCGTTTGAGGCCGCAGTGACCGCAGCAATAGCTGTGGTTATTGGTTCCATTAGATTGCGTCAGGCCAGTCATTAATTGGAGCTTTACCAGTTGGCTTGCCATCACTATCGACAGGCGTGTCATATAGAGCCATAAACTTGGCATGGGTTTTCACTGCGTTGATTGATGCTTCAATGTTAGCACAAGCAGTCCTCACTGCATCTCGGTAGGTGGTTATGTTACTGGGAATTGCTGTAGACTTTTCAGAGTTGCGAGTTACATACCAATCATAAGGAGCAAGCAAGCCAGCCGCTTGAGCTTTTGCTGTCTCAATCGCCACAGTCTTTAGTCCTTTTGTGACAAGCTGTTTCCCATCTGGGCCTGTCACTGCTTTGCCATCTTCATCTACTTCGTTGACATCAGTAAGTGAGCGAGGAATCAGTTTGCCATCAGTATCACGCCCCCAATAAAAACGACTGTCGTGTGGCGCAACTTCATCTCCCCAAGTAAGGCCAATGGCAGCTTTTTCATCTGCACTAAGATTGTTCCACACGGCAGGATATTGTGTGCCGTTGTTATCCGTCCACGCCTTGCCAACTCGTATGATTCGACCACTATATTTCCACGGCATTGTTATCTCCTATTGAGCATTAGCAAATTTGAAAGGCTGTTCAGCAAAGGCTAAGTAAATATATGTGCTACCACTGGCGTTTGCTGTGCCATAAGTATTTCTCACTTTAAAACCATTTGATAATATATCTAAATCGTTACTATTTGACTCTGCTGCCGTTGTATTAGCATCTACTGTTTGTTCTGCTGGGTTATATCCGGGACGTTTGTTATCGTGAAGTTGCCAGCCATTAGTGCTAGTAGTGTCTTTGATCATAATCCATGAAACACGGTGTCCTGTGTATACAAACGGCCCATCTGCATTTCCGTTTCCAACGTAGCTGCCGACTTTACATGCACCTTCAAGATTTGCGAACACATAACCAACATAAGTATCCCCTGATTTGTTTATATAATCTGATGAGCTAACTGAAAAAACGCTCGTTGTTGGTGATGTTAGCCAAAAATTAGAATTAGTTACAGCTTGAGTCATATTCAAATACATCTCGCTGCCTGTTCCCAAAGCTTCGTGATAAACTGTCCAACCGAGGTCGGTGTTTCTACGCTTTACTAATATCATAGACGGAACTTTTCCAAGCCCATGTCCAATAGTCGCACCGCTATTGCCGTCACCAGTCCAAGTGCAAATAGAAAAGTATTCGCCAGCAGACACGCTTGATGTAATGCTGCCATCAGTATTGCTAGCTGCTGTACCGCCAGCTTTCCAACCCCATCCTACATAGGTGTTTGACGAAAAAGTTGATGTGCCATAATCAAAACCATCGCTTTCCAAAGTGAAATAACCAGCAGATTGTGCTGATTCTGCATTTATAAGATTGCTGTAAATAATTTTATTATCACCACGAACACTATCGAATAGCTGGTGGCTTTGCGTTGTATTTCTCGCCTTAGTCCAGACCCAATCCGGGGCGAATCCATATCCGGTTATTGAAGCACCTGACCCTGCCGTTGCCGAAAAAAGCACCGTATTGAAATGCTCAGTGCCATCAATAATATCTACGTCTGGCAAGTTTTGAGAACACAAAGCAAGGAACCCAGTTGGTGGTGCAAAAGCAAAGCTGCCTTTACCGTTGCTATCAGCATTGCTGTTGGCTGTAGATCTTATGCCATCAAAGCTGCTGTCTTGACCAAAGTTTGCGGTCAGAACACCACTATTGCTTACAGTCCACATTGACGGAAACCACTCGTTTGCAGCCAAAGTACCAGACTCATTAGTTCCCGCAGATGGATCACCATCAGTTCCACCATCAGCAGCGTACCAAGTATCGTTTACGCCTAACCAGACTTTTCTGTTGCTTCCATCATAAGCTACTTGCAAAACATCTGTAGTGCCAAAACTTAAACCAGATTTTATCGTTGCATTATTAAATCTAATATATTGACTATAAAACCCTGCACCATTAGACCAAAGTTCAGTGCCAGCCGTGCTTATTCCTACCTCGCCATAAGCACCACTTACAGAATTACCAGCAAATTCAAAATACCATTTTAAAGATGAAGGAAGTTGAAAAGTTCCATCTGTTGCCTTTTGTGTTGTTGTTGTCGCTAAACTTAAATTTCCATTACTTAATGTTCCAGAACGATTGGCTAGGGCATTCATCGTAGCAAAGTTATTCGTTGGTACATCAGGCACACTATCCCGATAGTCAAGATTTACAGGTGTAAAGTGATTGCCGTTTGATGATACATCTTTGAAAAAGGCGGCTTCACGGGTGTCGGCAAAGGCCATGTAAATGTATGTCGCACTGGATTGGTTTATATCGCCATAGTTTGAATTTAGTTCAAAACCATCTGAAAGAAAATCTACTGAAAAGCTACTATTGTTTGCAAACTCAACGTCAGTACCATTTGCCACCAGTGCATCATCACGAGGGTCTACCACGCTGCGTGTATTGTCCCAAATAGCCCAATTAGAGCCGGACACAGTTGTACTTTTAATCATAAGCCATGCGGGTTTAAAGCCTAGCCCTGTTACTTGTTTTCCCGCACTGCCTGACCCACTGTATGTTCCAAATGCACTGTATCCCGATACTTCAGCAAAACAGTACATAATCATAGTGTCTCTATTTATATATTCGTAAGTACCAATATTGACAACTGTGCTGGAAGGGCTGTCTGTCCAAATAATACTGCTAGAGGTGTTAACAGCAGTGCTATTAAGTCTAAGATAGGAGCCACCACCACTATTCGCACTATCATGGTACACAGGCCATTCAGTGGCTGAATCTCTGTTTTTTGCAATAATGAATTTTGGCGCAGAAGATAGGCCATGAGCTACTGAGCCAGCAGTTTGTGTACCCTCAAATTCTACTATCGAAAAACCTCTCGCTGTGTTAGCCGATATTTTAGTTGCAGGGATCGTGCCAGCCAATGCTGAACCAAGATTGCTGCCATCTATCTTAACTGACCCTGCTGTTGGGGTGGCTCCTGCACCAGCACTGTTGGTGGCTGTTGGTGTTCCCCCGCCTTCCCAGCACCACGCTAACATGTCGTCGGCAGAACCGTTTACTCCCGTATTATTACCAACTGTAAACCCATCAGCATCAAATGATTTTAGTGTTTGAGAGGCAGAATATTCAGCGATACTTAAATTGCTGTACAAATCTTTTAGTGCGCCACGATTAACGTCAAACAGATAATGTGCTGCAGCATCTGTTCTGTCTTTGATCCAAACAAACGCAGGGCTAAAACCCAATCCAGATATAGAGTTATCCGCACCCGTGCCACGCCAAGTAACAGCATTGAATCCCTCACTAACAACGTCATCTTTGAATGTGAGGTGAAAACCATTGGTTCCAAAAGTTAAGCCGCTAGTATTTTTTGGTGTCCAGATGTTGTTTTTAGTCTCGCCAAAGCTGGCGGGTGTCAGGGCTGTTCCATCAATCATATTGACTTCGGCTATATAGCCATCAAACGCATATTGGTATGAACTGCCAAAATAGTTCGTTCCAATGACATGAATGTTTGTATTATTTACACTTGTGTCAGTGTTCTGTGAAATAGCATTGTTGGTTGCAAAAGATGTTTCTTGCACACCATTAACGTAAACTTTTATTCTATTATCAGCAGTTCCATCTGTAGTATCAACAGCAACAACAATATGAAGCCATGCGCTTTTGTCTCTAAATAATCGATTGGTTTGACGAAAAACAGTAGACCAGTTTTTTACTACAAGTTGATCGCTATCAAAACGAATAACAAAATAATTATCACCGCTATCTGCCGACCAAGCTGTAAAAAGAGCAGCATAATCGACTGAATTACCTCGTTTTACCCAAGCACTCCAAGTCCAAGTTCTACGATTACCAGCAGACGCAGGGGTTCTGCTTAAATACTGAGCATCGTCATCATTAAACTTTATTGATTGGTCAATCGTATGGCTGTAAAAGCCTGTGCTTACCTCACCCGCGCCTTGTGCTTTAATTAAAGACATCTGTAATCCTTATGTCAAAGCAGCCGATGCCGATACCAAAATACTATTGCTGCCGCTAGCCGCGCTACAATAATAAGCTAAATGATATGTGCCTGTTGCTGAGATAGCCGTTAATGAATCTGCACTTATTGCTACATCAGCGTGGGCTGCAATCGTGTGGTTGCCACCGTTGACAAACATGATGTTTCCTGATTGACCCGCTGCTGCATTGGTAAATGTCAGCGTCAAACCGCCAGCCGTTGTGCATTTAAAATCGTTGCCCACAGCAAGGTCAAAGCTGCCATCATTATCCGTAGTTACATGACCCACGGCTCTACCGCTTACACCTACGTCATCATTCATTGTGAATATAGTTGTACCAGTCGCAATCGATGCGACCGTGGCATCCGCATCGTTTTTGATTGTAACGTCAGTGCTAGAACCTTGCCCTGTTAGGATTAGCCCTTCGGCACTAGTGTAACCGATTGCAGCGTTATCACCGCTAGATGTATCGGCACTTGGCTCAAAGGTTGTAGCAGCAACCACACCAGTAAAGGTCGCGCCAGCCGTACCAACTAAGGTTTGATCGCCTCCCGCTGGCAAGGTAAGCACGTTTGTCACAGATGCGCTGTGAGGCTGCGCTTTTACTATTTGTCCGTGGCTATTGCTTTCACAATTAAATTGTATAGAACCGGGATTAGTATTACCTAAAACAGTAACATGACCTGTGCCATGCGGTGCAAGATCAATGTCTCGGTTAGAGCTAGAAACAATATCTCTTGCTAAAACATCTAAGTCACCACCCAACTCAGGACTAGTATCAGACACAACATCCGTAAGTGAACCAGCACCGTCATTTCCTGAATATGTAAAGTCAACTCTAATACCGTCAAGGTTGCTAAATGTGCCGTTAGAAGCTAGGTGCGTAACAGGAACCTTGGAATATCCTGACGCTGCTGTAACTGCACCGCTTACCTTATATATTGCAAAGGTAGCCGCTGTGCCTTCCTTCTCAATATGTATAATGCCTCTTGCTGTGACGTTACTGACATCATCAAACGTAGCAATAAAAGAAGATATTGCAGTACCATTATCGTCTGCATCATCAATGTATATTTCTGATACTGAGCCAAGTGTGCCGTTGTTTAAGGCAACCTTACCACCGCCGGGGTCAGCGTCAGAAGTGCTATTGTTGAATGTCATCTGAAGGCCAGCAGAGTTGCCTGTTGCGCCAGTGTTACCTGTCACAAGCCCAAAGGCCAAGGCAAGCGCACCAGAACTGGCTGTATAAGTCGCAGAAGCTGTGGGAGAGCCGCCAGCAGACACAGCCGACACAGATGCCGTTACGGTATCCACCTTGCCCTCAGTGACCGTTAAATCGCCACTACCGTCAAAACTAAGCAGCTTATTCGCTCTGTCAGCAGCGGATGTAGTAAACTCAGATGTCGCAATCACATTTGTTTTTGACACCTTCAAAGATCGTCCTACAGTCTCCTCTAACTCCTGCACCATAAAAGTTAGCTTGTCTAACGCATCTTCATGCGTGGCTGCTGGGAACGGATCGTTTGGTGTATAGTCTGTGGTCTGAGTCCGGGCTGTAGTTCTAAGCAACACCACAGTTTCACCTGATGCTGGGGCTGACCCAAATGTTATATTACCACCACTTGCAACACCTACGCCCGACACAGAGTAATGTGTTGTTTTAGTCTTGGTAGTTTCTGCGCCAGTTGAATCAGTCCTGATAATGACCGTGATATCGTCATCATCAAAGATTTTGAACGTATATGCAAAAACAGTGGTACTGCCGTTGCCACTGTAACTGTTTCTAGTGTTGGTGCTACTAACTGTCATGCTCTAACTCCTACGGTACTTATACAGCATAAAAGGCTCTTACTCAATCCGTGACTTTTCTGGCAAACCTTCGACCATTTGATTTAGAATGTTTTTTATACCAATAGCATTTTGAAATGGTAGCAACGAGTTCAACGCCCTTTGTTGTGATCGTGACCATTGATAATCTGGGTTTAGCAATGCTCTACCACCACCTGAGACAACCTTCCCTACGGTGTCAAGTTGATTGATTATAGGTGCGCCAGAGAAAAATCCTGTGGCTAAACCAGTTGTGCGCTTGTACTGAAACACTGGCTCCTCTCCAATCGCAAACGCCATGTAATCAATGACAGACGGAAACAAAGCTGCCCATGAACTTCTTGCAAAAGCGTTTTTGCCCAGTTCTTCTGCTGTCAATCGTTCTTCCAAAAACTGTTTTTTATCGGCTCTACCTAATGAATTAACGTGTGTTTGAGCGATATATGACATCATGCCAAAAAAACTTGACATCATAAATGATTGATATGCAGCAAAATCGTTTCTTTTAATGTTGTGCAAGAATTGTTTTGCATGTGATACCAACATAAATGCCCTGAACTGTGTAAAAATTTTACCCATACTGCTTGTCATGTGTATGTTTAAGTTTCCAACATCGTTTTGTTGTATGCTTTGTCTGCACCACCTTGCAATCCCATAAGACAAGGCCTCTCTTGCATCAATATCATCCCAAGCGTCCATGTTAATATCTCTTCTGGTTCTCTTTTGAGAAAACATAGACGGTCTTAGGGTTGAATGTTTTTTTATCTGCTGAACAACTCTAGGCCATATTTTTTCATCAAGGCCAAATGACCTCAACCTAGCGGCTGTGTCTTGCTCCAGAGTTGTTTTGCCAAAATTTAGCTTCTTAAATCTGCCCTTCGGTATGCCATAGGCTACATCAACAAATGTTTGTGTTGCTATCTTTGCTGCAAATCTCTCAAATATTGCAGTCAAGCCAGACAAACCAGATATGGTAGCTGTTCCTCTTTTTAACTTATCCATAACGCCTATGGATTTATCTATAAAATCTCCTTTTCCAACGCCATACATATCTTCAACACTATACCTATTTAATGATTGTTGGATTCTGGGATCGACTCCCACACCTACAAACGCCTCAATATCTCTCGCCTCAGAGTCTAGAAGCTGCCCATTTTTTGCCCTTTTTACCATACCTCTCAAATCAGGCATGACTCTAAGCAATCCTGTCACGCCATCTATTGAAACCGCATTTCCAAGTTCTGCTATCTGAGCAAAGCCAACTTGGTTCATAACTCTGATAAAGTTGTAATCCATCAAAAGTCTAATAAGACGCTGCCCATCAGAAGAGGGGTTTCTCATCAATGGTGAGGTTCTACCAGAAATCAACGCATACAAAACATCTAGTCGCTCTATATCTTTTTCTGCCTGTTTGATGCCATCCGCGCCTAGTTTTTTGCCCTCTTCCTGTATGTCTTTTTTTATTGCCTCAAAATCACCATCTGAGTAGATACCTTTTTTAGCCAAAGCAATTCTGCCCTGCATAGTGTTTATGTAACTATTTACAACAGCCTCAGTATCACGCTCCATAAGATCTTTGATATGCAGTGTTTTGCCATTAAATTCCTCGGACGCACTCATATCAAACTTGAGTCTGCTTCTAGCCCTAGAAGGCAAGCCCTCTCTGTCAAAATCAAGTTGGCTCAAAAGCCTGTCAACTTGCTCTAAGGGCAAAAGTTCTTCTTCCAGCAAAATATCTCTTAATGTTTCTTTGTTGGATGAACTAAATGCTCTAGCCATGCCAGCATCCATTCCAACTTCACTTTTTATAATTTTATTATACATACCGTTTGCTATGGAATCTGCTATATCCTGATCCATAGTACGGTTTGCAGACATCAAACTCTTTGAAAGTAATTTTTTAACTATTTTTGGGCCATATTCTCTATCTGCTTTCAGCAGTCTATGACCATCCCACAAATGTGTAAAATAGGTTAAGTCATCAGGTATGACATCATACCCTTTGACATTAGCCCTTTTTGCATCCTTGAGCATGTCGTTAAAGATAATGCTTGTATTTCGTGCCGCTTCTATGACATTTGGGTCTGTGGTTGTTCCGGGTGACTCTATTTCATCAGCCACAAGTTTACCAAACTCACCCCTTCTTACCTCAGCGGTTCTGCCAACCGCACCTATCCCACTAGATTTTGCCCACTCATTATAAGACTTATCATAAGTGACATAAAATTTGTTGGATGTGGTTTTTGTCCCAACTGTTTTTATGAGATCTGCTGTAAACTCCCCCGGCTCAACAGCGTCTTCGCCAAGTATGTTAGCCACGCGCCTTGTAAGGCCAAGCACACTGCTTTTGAGTTGACCGACAACATCAAACCTTGCTTTTCCAAAAGCAGCAAACGGCTCTGACTCCGCGTCATCAATTTTAAGCTGATTGCCTCTGCGTATGTCCATTTCTTGAACAGGGCGTGATCCGGGGTTTTCTGCTGCCCCAACACCTGTATCAATCCCACGGTCAATCATTGCTTGGTTGACATCTGCCGCCTGTGACTCTTCTGCATATTTCATGGTATTAAGCGCAGCTTTGCGATACCTGTCACGAGACGCTTTCCCAAAAATACTTGCACCAGCACTCACCGCGCCACCGAGCAAAAAGCCGCCACCAGCAGCATACAAAATATCATACGGATCTTTCATTTTGTTCTGTGACACAAGATATGACTCTATAGCAGCAGCAGATACACTGCTTGCTGTAGCGTTTCTAAATACCCTAGACAAACGAGATATTTTGTTGCCCCAGATGTAAGGCGCGGCGTAACCCTCGGTTAAGACGGTAGCGGCTATCGCTGGCACATCTGCTGTTGCCGCCGCAACTTGCAAAGCAACTCCACCCCAACCATACTTTGCTATGGTTTCTTGATTTTTAACAGACTCTTTTGCTCTTTCATAAAGCTTTTCTAAATGAGGCAAACTTACAGCATCGACTACATAATCATGTTTATCTTCTGGTATCCCTTCTGTAAACTTCGTTATCAATTCTGGTGTAAGCCTAAATGTTTCATCATCAGGAAAATGCGACTCAAGCCCATTAAATATATAAGACATTGTATTTTCTTCTGAAAATGCTGCACTTACAGCTTGACCAAAAGTAACTTTGTCTCGCTCTTCCTCGTAAAGTCTTTCGGCAGCACGCTCCTCAAGAATGCTGATTGGGCGGTCTACTTGTATTTGTCTTGGGTCAAGAACCACGTTGCAGCCTTTCAAACTCAATTCTTAATTTTTCAAGTTCATCAGCTTCTTGAAGCAGTGACTCGCGTTTAGCTATCGCAGCATCAGCCGCTTCCTCACCTTGCTGCTTTCTTATGTTTGATAATGATAAGCCAGTAAATTCATTTGCCTGTCTTCTCAAGTCCTGTATTTTTTTCTTAGCCATAGAAGCGTCATCCACGCCTTTATTCTTTGCATTTTGCTCAATAAGAACTCCTTGTTTTGTTTTTGCATCCCCAGCCAACAGGCCTTTTAAATCTTCGATTGTATATAACGGATCTCCGTACTGAGTTGCTAAGCCACTATTTGTAACAATCATCCACTCATCTGATCTGCCGGGTGCTGGTATCAAAGATATTTCATCTAACTCTAATTCTGAGATTTTGCCCTCATCACCAGCTTCTCTTGCTTGATTTTTGTCAAAAAAATCTTTTGCAGCTAAGTCAATCATTTTTTCGATATCTTTTGGATAGCTTTTACGCCTTGGCAACAAATGCCCTCTTAAATTAATGTGAGACTCATTTATGTCATTTATGGCTTGCTCCAATGCTCCTGCTTCATCGAAAGTTCCTGTTCTCATATATATTTTTGTTAGACTTTCTATTTTGCTGTGGACATAGGTTCTGTTTTTGATTTCTTTGCCAGAGATTTCAATGCCAAAAATTGAGGTAACAGCCCCATCTTTTATTTGATCCACAGCTTGTTTGATGTTTGCGTATTTTGCGTTCACATCAATTTCAGAATTAATAGATTGCCTTACTGTAACAATAGCATCTATAGAATTTTTACCAACAGACTCAAGATCCATAACCGCATTGAAAAATGCTCGATCCTCAGCGTTTGGAACATGATTTGTTAAAACACCTTTTCCTCTTGCCTTGATTTGTCTGTATGCCTCAAGACCCTCTAGCACATCATTTGGCACTGCATTTGGATCGAATGACGGTGACAAGGCTTGAGTTTTAGCCCCTGATATAATTCCTTTAATTGTAGGGGATGTCATATTGTTTCGAGAAAGCAAATCAAGTTGCTCTGCCAAGCCTAACCCTGCTAAAGCTTCGCTCATTATCTTCTTTTCTGCATCCGGCCCATAAATACCTTCGTAATTATCCAAAGTGCCAGCCCTAAACGCTTCGACCCCAGCCCGATGTTTTGCAAGTTTTTGCTGTTGATCAATAATGTCAACTTTAGTTGAAGCCACAGACTTCAATATGCTGTTTGCCGCTACAGATGTATCAGCGCTTTCTATCAAGGGGGGTCTGCCAATAAAACTTTCAGAGACAATTTCTTGCGCTGTATTAGCTAACATATCGGCTTGTTTAAAATCACTTTCTAACGCAGCGATTTGCGCTTGTGCAGCCATTGTTCTAGCCGCTGCAAGTGCGGCAGCATTTGCCTCTTCTGGGTCTTCAGTGTCCGTGTGAATAACTTGAAGGATTGCTAAAGCACCATCTGTGCCTTCAGCTTCATAACCATCCATTATTGCAGATGTGTTTGCAGATCTGGATTCATTTTTAAAATCGCTCTTTATGTTTTCAAGTTCAGATATAAGTTTGTTTCTTCTCCCAATCGGCAAGTCTGCAACATTGTATGATTCTATATCACCGTTGTTTCTAGTAAATGAAAAATCCTCTCCGGCTATCATGCCTTGGATTATTTGCTCTGCCTCATCTGCATCAAACTCAGATTCAAGAATTCGCTCTGATGTTTTCTCGTATAGTTCTTTTCCAAGCACAGCTTTTGACTGAGTTACCGCTGTTTTTGCTTTGGTAAGCACAGATGGTAATAAGCTCTTGTCTTGGGCTAACTCTTGATATGCGGCGTCTAACTCGGCTGGCGTAGTAGCAGCGTTCACGGCTGTATTAAATCTATCTACCTTTACATTATGAGCAAACGACTGTGGCGTATAATTTAATTTTCTGTTTTCTTTAGTTGCTTGATCAAAAGTATTTTTTACTCCTGCCTCTGCAAGCATGTATGGCGCAGACCCCGGCGCTGATGTTCTTAGAGTTTGTCTGAAACTGTCTAACGCAGTGTTGTCAGCTTGTGTCGTGAGTTGAGTTCCTCTATCAAACGCTGTTTTTTGTGCGCTTAACGATGCCGTTGCAAACTCAGCATCAATTCTTCTAGTTACTAAACCTAATCTTCGTTTGCTAAAATTTTTATTTGTTTTCAGTTTGTCAAGATACTCAGTTTTTTTACTTTGTATGTTTTCTTTAGCAGAATTAAAATCTGTGCTTTGGTCTTCAAGGGCGGCTTGCAAAGCGGCTTCCTTTGCAGCCTGACCCTCTTCCTGCAAAACTCTCCTATCTTCTCTTTGTCTTTCCGCTTCCGCAAGCCTAAAACCCATGTCGTCAAGCTGCTTGCCAAACCCAGCAGCAGCGCGTCCGGGTGCTTCAAACGCAGCACTACTTGCTCTTGGCCCAAGGCCTCCAGCGGCTACTCCTACTTGTTGTTGACGTATAGGTATTTTTACCATCTATTCCCTCACACAAATTTAGCTGCTTTTTCAGCACCTTCAAGCAACGATTGATAAGATGCAATCTTTAATGCACTAGACCTTGCTCTGCCCTGTGCTCTTGAAAGAGCCGCTTCAGATGCTTTTGCTGTTTGTTCAATATCAGCAGCATATTGAATATTTAAAGAATCCATTTCTGTGTTAAAATATGAGTCTGCCATCGCTTGCAAAGGACTGCCTGACATTTCAACTCCTGACGCTGCCGTTGCAACCCTTTGCGTTGCTATAGACCTGTCAGCCACCTGACGCATCCGCGCTTCTTCGTCTGTTTTTTTGCGTTGCAGAATTATTGCTTCATTCTCTGCAATACGCGCATTGAACTCGCCAACAGCCTGTGCCTGTTTAGCGGCTGCTTGGTTGTCCTTATATCCTAAAATTGCGCCAATCATTACAACACCATTGACATTCTATAATAGTTGGAGCCATCTGGCCCATAATGAAGCATCATACCTTCGTTTTCAAACCCCAGCCACTTTGCGAATCTGATAGCCTCTGGGTCTGATTCATGTATGCTTGCTTGAACCCTATGTAATCCATTGTTTTGTATTATACCTTCAAACATGTTCCTAGCATACCTTGCTATTGATGTTTGCCATTTACCTGAGTGCTTTGACAGCATACAAAACCCCTCACCTACGCCGTCCCACAAAACATGGATGCCACCTAGAGCAACAACCGTGTCACCTTGCATGACCGTAAAAGCATCAACATCGCCACCAGACCTAAATGCGTCTTTAAATGATTTTGGCATATCAAAGTCCGTCTCTATATTAGAGACATGCTCTGGTCTAAATTTTACCACTTCAAGCATCAAAAGTATTTGACCTTCTCATAATTGCTAAAACTGTCATGGGCAATGGTTGCGATTGTCGCACAACAACTCTTGCGTCATTTTCGTAACCAGCCGGGAAACTAATTTCTTTGTCACCATTGAACAACGGCACCGCTTCATCCATAGCCATACTACTATCACGGAATGGCAGTCTATCAAGGTTATTTGTATCTGGCCCCATCTCGGCACCGACAGTGTTAAAAAATCTAACGGTTACACCATGTATACGTTTGATCTTTCCCTGTGCTATACCATCATCCGCACCAGCCTCTATTCGTAATGTTTCAACCGTTGATCTATAACCAAACCCAACATGCACCTTAGACGCATCTCT